ATCAATATGACAAGTACAACGATGTATATCGTTGGGTACCATTGAACGGCGATATTGCTGGTCTATGTGTTCGTACTGATAATGAGCGTGATCCATGGTTCTCACCAGCTGGTCTAAATCGTGGTGTTATCAAGAACGTTGTTAGACTTGCTTGGAACCCAACTAAGGCTCAACGTGATGAATTGTACAAAGCTGGTGTAAATTCAGTTGTTACATTCCCAGGCGAAGGCACAATACTATACGGAGACAAAACTCTATTGAATCGCCCAAGTGCATTTGATAGAATCAACGTTCGCCGCTTGTTTATCGTTCTAGAAAAATCTATTGCTAAGGCAGCCCGTTCTTCATTGTTTGAATTCAATGACGAATTTACAAGAGCCGCTTTTGTTAATATTGTAGAACCATTCTTGCGTGATGTACAAGGTCGCCGCGGCATCTATGATTACCGTGTTGTTGCTGATACTACAAATAATACAGCAGAAGTTATTGACCAGAATCAATTTGTTGGCGATATTTACATCAAACCCGCTCGTTCTATCAACTTCATTCAATTGAATTTTACCGCTGTTCGCACTGGTGTAGCATTTGAAGAAATTGTTGGAAGAGTTTAATAAATAGAGAGATAGGAGAAACTTAAATGGCATTTAACATTAACGAATTCCGCTCTCAGATGCAGGGAGATGGAGCACGCCCAAATTTATTTGAGGTAACGCTTCCATTCCCAGCATTCTCATTGCCAGGAAATGCACAAACTAAATTAAGTTTTATGTGCAAGACTGCTCAACTACCTGGTTCAACACTAGGTACTGTACCAGTTCAATACTTTGGTCGTGAATTAAAATTTGCGGGAAATAGATCCTTCCAAGATTGGTCTATAACAATTATCAATGACGAAGATTTCGTTATTCGTAATGCATTTGAACGTTGGATGAATGGCATTAACAGCCACAATCTGAACGTTCGTAATCCAGCAGCCGCTTCCCAACTAGGTTATACTGTAGATGGTGAAGTTCGTCAGTATGGCAAAGCTGGTTCTATTTTGAAGAAGTACAAGTTCATTGGATTATTCCCAACCGACCTTTCAACAATTGATGTTGATTGGAGTGCTAATGACACAATTGAAGAATTTACTGTAAATCTTACCTATCAATGGTGGGAATCAGTAGAGGACCTAGTAGTCTAAGTAAGGGGGGAGCTTCCGCTCTCCTCTTTTTTATAATGTAAAGGAAAAATCAAGTGGCTATAAAACTATTCGGCTTCACACTCGGTGAAAAAGATATCGTTCAGAAAGAAAATCCTGAACAGGCTTCGTTCGCCTTGCCGACGGAAGCATTGGATGATGGCGCAGTTACGATTACCCAAAATGCCCACTATGGTACATATGTTGACTTAGAGGGTGCAGTTCGGAATGAATTAGAATTAATTACTCGTTATCGTGAAATGTCTAATCACCCAGAATGTGATATGGCAATTACTGAGATTGTAGATGAAGCAATCAGTCACGATGATAAAGGTAAAGTTGTTGATATCGTCCTTGACGAATTGAAACAACCAGAATCAATCAAGAAAAAAATCAGAGAAGAATTTGATAACGTTTTATCAATGTTAAACTTCTCAAACTTAGCAGATGATATCTTCCGTCGTTGGTACATTGATGGAAGAATTTACTTCCATATTATTGTAAACGAAAAGAATGCTAAAGAAGGCATTCAAGAATTACGATACATTGATCCACGTAAGATTCGTAAGGTGCGTGAAGTACAAAAAGGTCGTGATTTAAAAACTGGCGCAGACATTATTAAGTCTATGGCCGAGTACTATGTTTATAATGACAAAGGTACTACAGCACAAAATTATACAGCAAGTGTAAACTCAGGTCTAAGAATTGCACCAGAAGCAATCGTAAATGTTAACTCTGGAATGATGGATGCAAAGAATACATTTGTCATTTCATATCTACACAAAGCAATTAAGCCACTCAATCAATTACGCATGATTGAAGATGCGATTGTTATCTATCGTGTTTCCAGAGCACCAGAGCGCAGAGTATTTTACATTGACGTAGGTAATTTACCAAAAGGTAAAGCAGAACAATACTTGCGTGATGTTATGATTAAGTATAAGAACAAAGTTGTTTATGATGCACAGACTGGCGAATTGCGTGATGACCGTAAACACATGTCTATGCTTGAAGACTTCTGGTTACCACGCCGTGAAGGTGGTAAAGGTACAGAGATTACTACATTACCAGCTGGTCAAAATCTTGGTCAAATGGAAGATGTACAATACTTTCAAAAGAAACTATTACAATCATTGAATGTTCCATACTCAAGGCTAGAGCCACAAGGCGGTGGTATGGTCGGTCTTGGTAGAACAACAGAAGTTACCCGTGATGAATTAAAGTTTAATAAGTTTGTTGTTAAACTACGCAACAAATTTTCTCAAATATTTGACCATGCTCTTAAGATACAACTATCATTAAAAGGTATTTGCTCACAAGAAGAATGGGAAACATTTAGAGAAGATATTTTCTATGATTATAGAAAAGATAATAACTTCACAGAATTGCGTGATGCTGAATTGTTATCGCAAAGATTACAAACACTTGGACAGATTGATCCATATGTTGGTCGTTATTACTCACAAGAGTGGGTAAAGAAAAATGTACTTCATTTGACTGATGATGAAGTAGAAGAAATGCAAAAGCAAATTGATTCTGAGCCTGCGCCACCAGAACCGGGTCAAGATGGTCAACCGATGCAACAGGATATGCAACAACAAGACCAAGCTACACCAGAACAATTTCCACCAGAAGATAACGTGACAGAAACAGGCTCAGCAGAATCTCCAACACCAGAATTAGATAGTGTGGTAAAGAGATTTGGAAGAGTAATAAATAGGTAATAAAGGAGTAATTATGGACACAAGACAATTTATTGATTTACTAGGCGCAGGCGAAGGCGCTGAGGCTAAGAGTGCATTAGAAGATTTGATTTCAGCTAAAGCATTTGAAGCACTAGAAACAAAGAAACAAGAAATTGGTTCAACACTATTCAATGGTAGAGAGCAAGAAGTAGAATTCCAAGAAGAACAATGAAATCACTACAAGAATTTAAAACCGTTGTTGAAGAAGAAAAGCAAGACTTTACAAAGTTTGATGCTTTAGTTCGTGCTGGCTTGGCTAATAAAGCACAGCTTCAAAGACTACACCAAATTCTTGGTAAAATGTCAGAGGAGAAACCAAACTTTTCTCCAGCTGACCGTGCTATCATTCAAAACATGTTTACCAAAATGGTAGATATGATTACAAATAATCCACAGATGTATCGTACTGCACGTAAAGCGGTATCTGAAGGACTATTAGATACAGCAGACTTCAAACTTGATGTTACTGGCAGAAAAGTAAAAGCACACAGAGTAAAAGTTGGCGATGCTTTGAACACATTACCAGCAGATAATATTAAAGAAGAAATAGAAATGATTGGTGAGGAACTCCGCAATGAGCCACCATTCGTATTGCTTTTGAAAAGAACAGCGGTAAGATTGTATCCTGGTAATCTTAGAGTTGCTACTTACCACAATCAAAAATTGAATAGAGATTTTGCTATTCCATTTTCAATTACTGGTACTGGTGATATTCAGTCCGAAGAATTTAGCAATGATGAATTCAAAGACCAGATTAAAAAGACACAAGATAAGTCTACTGGTAAAATAAAAGCTGATATTGCTAAAGGTGCTGTGCAAGCGGTATCTATTGAAGAAGCAGTTATGGATACTCTACACAAGATTGTTGCTGGTAAATCAGCACAGTCTGTAAAGTTTGCTACTGGTGAAACACGTAAAGTTGACCACTTCACAGCATCAGCTTTGACACAAGTACACAAAGCATTGAATGATGAAAACAAAAAGAAGTTTGCTGATATGGTACACAAGTCACCTGCACATTTTTCTAAAGCATCAGACTTTGCATTCAGTAAAGCTAAATGAAATTAATTGATTTAATTTTTGAAGGTAAACTTGTAGAAGCGAAAGAAGAACTTTTTAATCGCTTGAATGAAGTTGCATCCAAAAGATTAGAGGAAATAAAGAGAACCGTTGCGGCAGATATATATGAAGAAGTTGAAGTAATTGATGAAGCCAATATTCAACGCATGGGCAGAATCCAAAAGATTCGCCGTAGAATTAGACGCAACGCAAAGGGTAGAATTATTGTTCAACGCAATGTAAGGCGTTCAGCGATTAAAGGTTTTAGAATTTCTGGTAATACTGTTAAAAGAATTCCTGCAATGGCAAGAATCCAGAAATCAAGAAAGTTAAAGAGATATTGGAAAACTAAAGGTAGAGCAAAGTTGAATAGAACATTACTTAAAAGAAAAATGTCTTTGCGCCGCCGCACTTCAATGGGAATAAAATAAAATGGCATTTGAAATACTAAACACAGTTCGTTCAAAATCTACAATTCGTGTCGTTGGTGCAAGTGCCAATGTCCGTATTAATTTGAATCAACTGTCAACAAATACACAGAATGAAATCATTTCATCTGCATCTATTAATCAATTTCACTGGTCAACATCTGGTGTGATTGAAATTTATCGCGGCAATGATGCCACCGGAACATTAGTAATCCAAGTGTTCGGTGAAGGATCATTACCTCTTTCAATGTTTGATATTTCAATTGCTAACACATCAACTGCAAATATCTACTTTGTTAACACAGGCGCTGGTACAGCACTAATTGGTTTGACAAAGACCGCGACTTATGTAAGAGAACCAGATACAGGATTCCTAGTATGAAACTAATTACAGAAACAATTGAAGACGTTCAGTATATTACTGAAGTAAAAGAAAACGGAAAGAAAAACCTTTATATTGAAGGGGTCTTTCTAGTAGGCGAACAAGCCAACAAGAATCGTAGAATGTATAAGATGGATACACTACGAGAAGAAGTTGGTAGATATAACCAAGAGTACATTATGACAAATCGTGCTTTGGGAGAATTAGGTCATCCAGACACACCAACATTAAATTTGGAACGTGTCTCACATAAAATCATTTCTCTTAAAGAAAACGGTAATGTTTTTATTGGTAAAGCACAAATTCTTGAGACACCATACGGCAACATTGTAAAGAATTTTATTGATTCTGGTGTTAGTTTAGGTGTTTCCTCAAGAGGTATGGGTTCTTTGATTCCTGGTGAAGACGGTATTAATATTGTTGGCGGTGATTTCCGTTTGGCTACAGCCGCTGATATTGTTGCTGATCCTTCAGCGCCAGGTGCATTCGTAAATGGCATTATGGAAAACAAAGAATGGTTATTTGTTGAAGGACGTTTTGTTGAGGTTGATATAGACAGAACAAAACAAGCAATTCAAAGAGCCCCAAGAAAAGATGTTGAAAAAGTGGCTATTCGCCTCTTTGAAAATTTTCTATCAAAACTTTAATTATTATAAATAAATATACACAAAAGGAGATTCCTAATGGCTACAAATAAACTTTTTGAGGCGGCTGCTGAGATTCTTGCATCAGGCAAGGGTAAGAATGCTATGCCTCCAGAAAAGCTACCTGGCGAACAAGTTGATGCTGGCGGCCCAACCCCAATGAATGCCAAGCAAGACGATGACTCGCACAAAATTACTCCCGCATCAAATAGTGCTACAGCACCTGCGACCAAGCCTTCTGCGGCTTCTGCTAAACAAGAAGAAGTAGAAGTTGAGGGTGAAGTTGTTTCAGAAGAACAAGTTGAAGAAGTTGAACTAAATCTTTCCGAAGATATCAACGCATTGTTTGCTGATGACAACACAATCTCAGAAGAATTCAAACAAAAAGTTACTACAATTTTTGAAGCCCGTGTCCTTGACCGAGTTAAACAAATTGAAGAAGAAACTGAATCTCGCTACGCATCTATGCTAGAAGAAGCAGTTGAAGCAGTTAAAGAAGACTTGACCGAAAAAGTAAATGACTATATTGCTTATGTGGTTGAGCAGTGGATGGCAGACAATGAAATCGCAATTGAAAAAGGCATTCGTGCTGAATTGACAGAAGATTTCATCTCTGGTCTCCGTAACCTATTCGCAGAACACTACATTGATGTTCCTGCAGAGAAAGTTGACCTCGTTGACGAAATGGCTACCAAGATTGATGAATTGGAAGGCAAGTTAAACGAGGAAGTTGAGCGTTCAGTACAGTACCGTAAAGAACTTACCGAAGCTCACAAAGTAGAAGTTACCCGTGAAGTATGTGAAGGTTTAACCGACACTCAAGTTGAAAAAATTAAAACACTTGCAGAGAGTGTAGAGTTCTCCACAGAGGAAGAATACAAACAGAAACTTGAGACAATTCGTGAAAACTATTTCCCTTCTGGTGTAAAGAAGGCTGATGAAGCCCAACTTCACGAACAAGTGAATGACGTTGTTGAAGATAAGAAACAAGCTATTTCTTCCGATGCATTCGTTAACTCTATTGTTCAATCAATTTCAAAAACAACCCGATTTTAATTAAAACCCAAGGAGAACTCTAAATGTATCTTTCCGAAGACCTACAAAAAAAATGGGCGCCTGTTCTAGAACACAGCGACCTACCAAAAATTTCTGATCCATACAAACGTGCTGTTACAGCATTGGTACTTGAGAACCAAGTACAAGCTATGGCTAAAGAATCTGGCATGCTTAACGAAGCCGCACCAACAAACTCTGCTGGTACTGGTGGTTTCGGTAGCGGTGCTCTAGCAACTGGTGCTGTTGCCGGTTTTGACCCAATCCTTATCAGCTTGGTTCGCCGTTCATTGCCTAACCTAATTGCTTATGATATCTGCGGTGTTCAGCCTATGACTGGCCCAACAGGTATGATTTTCGCAATGCGTTCAATCTATGGTACCAACACTCAGCCATCAGGTACAAATGAAGCCTTCTACAACGAAGCTAATACAAACTTCTCGGCTGCTGGTGCATCTCTTGCACAACAAACCTTTGCAATGAAGTCTGCTACATCTGACCGTCCATATGGCGTGTTTGATGCTAACACTTCTACTGGTTTGACCACGAAACCGAATTGAGCAACATTCTTTCTTCTGAGATTCTTGCTGAAATCAACCGTGAAGTTCTACGCACAATCTATACAGTTGCTAAAGTTGGCTGTAAAGTTGGTACAACCACAGTTGGTACTTTTGACCTTGACACCGATTCTAACGGTCGTTGGATGGTTGAAAAAGTTAAAGGTCTTGCATTCCAATTGGAACGTGAAGCCAACACCATTGCTAAGACAACCCGTCGTGGTAAAGGTAACGTGATGATTTGTTCTTCTGATGTAGCTTCTGCTCTTGCAATGGCTGGCATCCTAGACTACCAATCAGCACTACAAGGTCAAGTTAACCTAACAGTTGATGACACCGGTAACACCTTTGCTGGTACATTGTTCGGTCGTATCAAAGTGTACATTGATCCATATTTCGGCGCTAACTCTACTTCTGAGTTCGCAGTTATGGGCTTCAAAGGTTCTAACGCTTATGACGCTGGTCTATTCTACTGCCCATACGTTCCTCTACAAATGGTTCGTGCAGTTGATACCACAACCTTCCAGCCAAAAATTGGCTTCAAGACTCGTTACGGTCTAGTTGCTAACCCATTTGCTGAAGGCGCAAGCCAAGGTCAAGGTGCTTTGAATGTAGGCGCAAACTTGTACTACAGAGCATTTAAAATAACCAACATAATGTGAGTTTAAGCCTCCATTAAGAGGGGTACTTTAAAGGGGAACAGAAATGTTCCCCTTTTTTCGTTTATAAATATACATATGGCAACTACACCAACATCTAGCACTCCACTAAATCAGAATTTTTTACACCCAAATAAGTTTCAATTAACTTTCTCACGGGTGCCAAACATTCAATACTTCTGTCAAGCGGTATCTGTACCAGGTATTTCTATGGGCGAGATTCCTGTAGGTACTCCTTTTGTTGAGAAATATTCTCCTGGTGAAAAAGCAATCTATGATATGCTTAGTGTTACGTTTGCTATTGATGAAGAAATGCGTTCATGGATTGAGATACACGATTGGATTCGTGCTATGACATTCCCGGAAGAATTTGAACAGTATAAAGAATTACCTAGATTGGCAAAAGGTATTGGTAATCCAAAGATGCCGCAATTCTCTGATGCAACACTTACCATATATTCATCGGCATACACACCATTATATCGCTTTAAGTTTGTTGATGTGTTTCCAACATCACTAGCATCTTTCATGTTAGCATCACAAGATACACCAGAAAACATTCTAACATCTGATGCATCATTCAGATTTACCTACTATCATATTGACAAATTGTTTTAATTGATGTATACTCCTACAAGGAGGAATTGTAATGACTAAACTTGAAGAATTGATGAATGAGTGGGATAAAGATTCCAAAATTGATAGAACAGAACCCGGTAAAGCACTAATTGATATACCACAGCTTCATAGCAAGTATCTGAACATTCTATCACGCCACAAGTTGCTTTGTAAAGAGGCTGACTTCAAATATTCCCGAATGAAGAAAATTAAATGGGAATACTATACTGGTAAAATGGGAGATGATGATTTGAGAAAGTATGGTTGGGCACCATTCCCATTTACTATCAAGTCTGAAATAACCACATACATGGAATCAGATGAAGACTTGAATAAATTTATAGCATCTAGAATGATACATGAAGAAATCGTTAATTGCTGTGAGTTGATTTTGAAAGAACTACATAGTAGAACATTCCAATTGAAATCATTTATTGATTATGAGAGATTCATTCAGGGTGCATAAATTATAAATGTCTGATTTAATTATTAGTAAGGTGAATGAGGCTTATATAAAGTTAGAGTGTGAAAAAAGCCTCGCTCAAGAAATATCTGACCATTTTACATTTCATGTTCCTGGGTACCAATTTACACCAGCATACAAGAATAGATTGTGGGATGGTAAGATACGCCTACTAGATTTAAGAACCTATAGCATGTATTATGGTTTGATACCATACATACAAAAGTTTTGTGATGATAGAAATTACAAGATATATTATTACCCAGAAGTTAACTTAACTAACAACTTCTCAATTAAAGAAGCTGAACAGTTTATTGAAACATTGAGTTTACCTATTGTACCAAGAGATTATCAACTATCTTCTTTTGTTCATGCAATAAGAAACAAACGCTCATTGCTTCTTTCACCAACTGCATCGGGCAAATCTCTTATTCTTTATTTGATTCTACGCAAGATTCAAGATGAAGACCACAAGAAAGGTTTGTTGATTGTACCAACAACATCTTTGGTAGAACAGATGTACTCAGATTTCAAATCATACGGATATGATTCGGAAACAAACTGCCATAAACAATACGCAGGTAAAGATAAACACACAGCCAAGTTTTTAACCATCACAACTTGGCAATCTATCTACAATCGTGAACCAGAATACTTTGAACAATTTGATTTTGTTCTTGGTGATGAAGCACATCAATTCAAAGCCAAATCATTAGCTACAATTATGACTGGTCTTACTGAAACAAAGTATCGCATAGGTTGTACTGGTACACTTGATGGTACACAGACACATAAACTTGTGCTTGAGGGTTTGTTTGGTGCTGTACTCAAAGTAACAACTACCAAAGAATTGATTGATAACAAACAACTTGCAGATTTTAAAATAAAGTGTTTGATTCTTAAACATGCAGAAGAAGTATGTAAGCAAGCTAGGTCTTGGGACTATCAATCTGAGATAGAATACATAGTTATGAATGCACAAAGAAATGCATTCATTAAAAATCTAACATTGTCATTAAAAGGAAACTCACTGGTTCTTTTTAATTTGGTTGAGAAGCACGGTAAAGTATTGTTTAAGATGATAGAAGCTGAAAAGGGAAATCGTAAAGTATTTTTTGTTTACGGAGGAACAGATGTTGAAGTCAGAGAATCAATTCGTGCTATTACAGAAGAAGAAAATGATGCTATTATTGTGGCATCTTATGGCACTTTCAGTACTGGCATTAACATTCGCAACCTACACAACGTCATCTTTGCTTCTCCATCTAAATCTCGCATTCGCAATTTGCAGTCCATTGGTCGTGGATTACGAAAAGGCGAGAACAAAGAATCAGCAGTCTTATTTGATATCTCAGACGATTTTAGAATAGGCAAGTTTACCAATTTTACCTTGAAACATTTTGTAAACCGTGTTACAATATACGAAGAAGAAAAGTTTACCTACAAGTTTTACAACATAGAGTTAAAAAATGCATAACGAAATAAAAATTCTAAGATTACAAGATGGCGAAGATATTATAGCCTCGTATCATATAGATGAAAGCAAAATGGTGGTAATGAATAATCCTATGACTTTGTTCTTTAAAAGAATTAGTTCTGGCAAGTCTATGGTTATGATGGCACCATGGTTGCCTTTAGAATTGATTGGAGAGAATACAGCTAAAGTGTATGAGACAAGCGTTCTTACAATGATTGAACCTAAGAAGTCGCTTGTTGATTACTATCTGAGTGCTGTTGAAGAATCTAATGAAATGATTCAGATGAGTGCAGATGCTATTGATGAAGCGTTGCTTAACGAATCTGATGATGATTACGAGGAAGGTGAGGGCGATGATGATGAATTTGAGCAGATACAACAGTCAATTAAAGACATAAAGAAGAACTTATTACATTAATTGCAGACCCCACAGGGTGTATTATACGCACGACACTGGCGGCTGTCAAGTGTTATTTTAGGAAATAATGATGAAAGAAAAACACTACGTAAACAATGCCGATTTTTTGAAGGCATTGGTAGATTACAAGACTGCATGTGATGCAGCCAAAGCGGAAGGTAAGGATGACCCTATAGTACCAAACTATATCGGCGAATGTTTCCTGAAGATTGCCAATCACTTGTCACGCAAACCAAACTTCATATCATATTCTTTCAGAGAAGAAATGGTATGTGATGGTATTGAAAATTGCATTATGTATTTTCGGAACTTTGATCCAACAAAGTCTTCCAATCCATTTGCATACTTTACACAAATCATATACTTTGCCTTTCTGCGGAGAATACAAAAAGAAAAGAAACAATTGTATGTGAAGTATAAAGCTACCGAACAGTTTGGTCTTCTGGATGAAGGTGAGATGTATGAAGATGTTGATGGTAATATGAAGCAGTTTGTTTTGTATGACAATCTATCGGAATTTATCCAGACCTTTGAAGCAAAGAAAAATGAAAAGAAAAAGACCAAGTTGAAAGTCTTGGATAAGTTCCTGGAAGAAGATATCCTAGACGAACAATTACCTGACAAAATTTAATTTATGGAGTATAATGATGCTAGTATTGCCTGATGATAAGATAGGTAAACCAATTGGTTTTACTTGTTCCACTTTTGACTTGTTACATGCTGGTCATATTTTGATGTTAGCGGAAGCTAAATCTATTTGTGATTACTTGATTGTTGGTTTGCAAATAGATCCATCGCTTGATAGACCAGAAGTAAAAAATAAACCTATTCAGTCTGTTGTTGAAAGATTCGTTCAACTATCTGCTGTTAAGTTTGTTGATGAGATTATTGTTTACCAAACTGAAAAAGATTTGGAAGACATGCTCATGTTCTTGCCAATTTCATTGCGAATAATTGGTGAAGAATACAAAGATAAAGAGTTTACTGGTAAACAAATCTGTGAAGACCGTGGTATTAGAATTTATTTCAATCAACGCAAGCACAGTTTTTCTACAACCGAATTACGTAAGAGAGTTGCTACAAAAAGCACCCTATGAAGATTGCTTTAATTAATGATACACATGCTGGCGCACGTGGTGATAGTTTATTGTTCAATGAATTTTTCTTTAAGTTTTGGGAAGGCACATTCTTTCCTTACTTGAAAGAAAACAACATCACACAAATTGTCCATCTCGGTGATGTTGTTGATAGACGAAAATTTATCAACTATGTCATTTTGAATTCTTGGCGCAAAAGATTCTTTGATGTACTTGAAAAAGAAAACATCAAGATGGATGTTATCGTTGGTAACCATGATGTGACATACAAGAACACAAACGAAATCAATGCCATGCATGAGTTGTTTGATAGGTATGATAACATCAATGTGTTTATTGATCCTGTTGAAAGAACTTATGATAGTCTTCCAATCGCATTGGTACCATGGATCAATTCATCCAACTACGAAAATTCACTTCAGTTTTTGCGAGACACAAAGTCGGAAATTGTCTTTGGGCACTTTGAGATTTCTGGTTTTGAAATGGACAGAGGTAATGTTTGTCACGGTGGTTTAGATAAGAAAATCTTTGACAGGTTTGATATGGTTCTATCTGGACACTTTCACCACAAGTCTTCGGATGGTACAATTCATTATCTTGGTAATCAATATGAAATTACCTGGACAGATTACAATGATCCGAGAGGTTTCCATATCTTTGATACCGAGACAAGAGAGTTGACATTCGTTTCAAATCCATGTAGAATGTTCTATAAGATTAGCTATGATGATGAATCACAATCGTTTGAGTATTGGAAAGCATATGACTTCTCGGTACACAAAGACACTTATGTTAAAGTGGTTGTGGTAAACAAAACAAATGCTTATCTTTTTGATTATGTGCTTGAGCAATTAAACAAAGCTGGTGTATCCGATGTGGCTGTGGTAGAAGATTTTTCTGATACCACAATAGATGATGACCAGGAACTAGTTGACCAAGCGGAAGATACCATGACTATTCTTTCCAAGTATATTGATGGGTTGACACTTGATGTGGATTCTGATAAACTAAAGAATCTAATGCGTGAGTTATATGTTGAATCTTTGAATGTTGAAGTGACTGAATGATTTTTTTCAAAGCGATAAAATTTAAGAACTTTCTATCCACTGGTAATTACTTCACAGAAATTAATCTGTGTAATAGTACCAACACACTGGTAGTAGGAACAAACGGTGCTGGCAAGTCTACCTTGCTTGATGCGCTGTGCTTTGTTTTGTTTGGAAAACCATTTCGTTCTATCAATAAACCACAGTTGGTAAACTCAATCAATCAAAAAGATTGTGTCGTTGAGTGTGAGTTTAGTATCGGAAGCAAGAATTTTAAGATTGTTCGTGGTATCAAACCAAACATCTTTCAAATTTATGTTGATGGTGAAATGTTGAATCAAGATGCGGCTGTAAAAGACTACCAAGAACACCTAGAGAAATTTATTCTCAAACTTAATTATAAGTCTTTCACACAGATTGTCATTCTCGGTTCAGCATCTTTTGTGCCATTCATGCAACTATCTGCGGCTGACCGCAGAGCAATCATTGAAGATTTGCTGGACATTCAAATCTTTTCTACCATGAATAGTTTGTTGAAAGATAAACATTCAATCAATAAAGAAACTGTTCAGAGTAACAAGCATGAATTAGACTTGTGTTCCAATCAACACAAACTGGTAGAAGAACATACAGAAAAAATCAAAAAGACTACCGATGAATTGATTGTAAGCAAAGAGTTGGAAGTAGCGAATGTTTGGCTAGAGATTGATTTGGTACAAACCGAAATTCAATCAATGAACACACAAATTGTAGAGTTGCAAAAAGCAATAGAAGACAAAACTGTGGTGAATGACAAACTCAAAAAGTTGAACCAGTTTGAAACTCAGATTGAAACCAATCTGTCTAAGTATCGTAAAGACATAAACTTTTTCCTAAATAACGATGACTGCCCAACATGCAGACAAAGTATCCAACTAGAGTTTAAAGATAATCAAGTAAAAGATTTGAATGATAAAGCTGAAAAGTGTACACATGGTTTGTCTAAGCTAGAAGCCGACATTCTAGCACAACAAAACAGATTGAATGAGATTACCAAAATTTCTAGTGAGATTCAAGTCAAGCAAGTTGCTGTTGCATCCAATAACTCCACTATTGTGGAATTAAATAAGTACATAGGTAAATTGCAAAAAGAGATAGGAGTATTGTCATCATCCAAGGAAGACTTGTCTTCGGAGACCAATAAACTTCTCGCATTGAAAACACAATTAGAGCAACTAGAATCCAAAAAGAAATTGTTAATAGAAGAAAAAACATATCTTGAAGCCGCCTCTCTGTTGTTAAAAGATACTGGTATCAAAACAAAAATTATTAAACAGTATTTGCCTATCATAAACAAGTTGGTAAATAAGTATCTAGCATCGCTGGATTTCTTTGTAAATTTTAATCTTGATGAATCGTTCAAAGAAACAATCAAGTCACGCCATCGTGATGAATTTAGTTATGCATCGTTTAGTGAAGGTGAGAAACAAAGAATTGATATGGCACTTATGTTGACATGGAGAGCAGTAGCAAAACTTAAGAATTCTACTAATACTAATTTGTTAATTTTGGATGAAGTGTTTGACAGTAGCCTAGATAATAATGGTACCGAGTACTTGATGACAATTCTTCAAATGCTTGAAGATGTTAATCTGTTTGTGATATCACATAAGGGTGACATACTGCAAGATAAGTTTAGAAACTTAATTCGGTTTGAGAAGGTAAATAATTTTTCAAGGATAGTAAAATGAATGATGATGATATTTTAGTTATTAATACGGAGTCAAAGTCTCCGACCAAAGTTGTAGAAGAACAAATTCTACCATTACCTATTCTGACAGAAGGTAATCCAATTCTAAAAACACCAGTTGAAGAATTTGATATGTCGCAAGTCATGCAACCAGAAATTCAAAAATTTATTAAGCAATTGAAGTTGACAATGAAAACATACAATGGTGTTGGATTGTCAGCTAATCAATGTGGTTTTAAGTTTAGAATGTTTGTTATTGGTACAGACCAATTTCAAATGACTTGTATCAACCCAAGAATTATTGATGTTGATGGTGAACCAAAACTAATGCGTGAAGGTTGCTTGTCATATCCAGCGTTGTTTGTTGGCGTACCTAGATATGAAGGTATTCTTGTACATTACTATGATGAATACTCACAGCCAAAAGAATTGTGGTTGCGTGGTATAACCGCACAATGCTTTCAGCATGAACTAGAACATCTTGATGGTAAAGTATTCCTTGAGAAAGTTAAGCCTCTTGCTATGCAGATGGCAAGAAAACGTCAAACTAAGTTAATTAAGAAAATTGTAAGGCATTCAAAATGAGCGATGTAAAAGTTAATGAAACTACCGAGTATGAAAGTTGTCTTGATTTTGAGAGTGATGAAATCAATGATGTTTCTAAATTCATGGATGATGAAGAAACATTAGAAGAAAAACTTCCTGTAGTTGAAGTTGATGATTCATTGCTTACCAGAGACCAATTCTTTAAGAAGTATTGGAAAGGTATGCCAACCTTTGACCAGAATGATAATCCACCTTGGAAACAACTGTATGTGAACTTCCGAAATGAAGAAGACTACTTAGCTTTTGCCAAGTTGATTGACCAAGCATTAACTGATAAGAGTAAAAGTATTTGGTATCCAAAACTTGATGTTGAAGAAAACTCTCTGAATCGTTGGATCGTAGAATGATAATCAATCCCAAATATCCAGTTTATATTATTTCTAAAGGTCGCCATGAATCCATGTTGACCTCACGTTCACTCGCACGTATGAAAGTTCCTCATTACATTGCGATTGAACCACAAGACCTAGATAACTATGAGAAAGCATTGGATGAATTTAAGATTCGCCCATATGTTACATTGCTAGTTGCGCCATTCAGTAATCATGGCGATGGTCCTGGTCGTGCTAGAAATTGGTGTTGGGATCATGCGATTCAAATTGGCGCTGAAAAACATTGGGTACTAGATGATAACATTTCTGATTTCTATAGATTGAATCAGAACAAAAGATATCGTGTTGAATCTGGTGCTATCTTCCGAGCAGCCGAAGATTTTGTTGACCGCTTTGAGAATGTGCCAATCTCTGGCTTTCAGTATAGGTTCTTCATTGCACCAAACTCTAAGTATCCTCCGTTTGTAACCAACACACGAATCTATTCTTGCTTGCTAATCTCTAATGATTGTAAACATCGTTGGCGTGGTAGGTACAATGAAGATACCGATATTTGTCTCCGTGTATTGAAAGATGGTGATTGCACAATTCAATTCAATGCATTCTTGCAAGGCAAAGCGGCTACACAAACAGTTAAGGGTGGTAACACAGAAGAATTCTATCATAAAGAATTTGCAGATGCCGATGAAAACTTTAAGAAGACTGGTTACAACAGTAGCGGTACAATCAACAAGTCGCAGATGCTTGCTGATATGCATCCAGATGTTGCAAGAGTTGTTTGGCGTTATGGTCGTTGGCATCATTATGTTGACTACAATCCATTCAAGGTAAATAAACTGCGAATGAAACCTGATGTGGTAATTCCAGAAGGTACCAACGAATATGGAATGAAACTTATCCGTAACTGGAAACCAGATTAATGAGTATTGTTAATGAGATTGGTAAAGAAGGTCTAAAACGATATCTTGAAAACTGTGCTAAGGTTGCAGATATTGATATTGATACCGCATTCAAAGTCACATTGAATTGTATGAAAGCGCATGATGGCGCAATCATTCCAGATGATGATATGCGTCAAATGAAAGACCTTGAGAATAGATGGTATGCATCATTAGATACAACACCAGACTATTCTGTTTACTCTGATGCTTATTATTTTTGCGAAGTGTGGATGTGCTGGTCAAAATATTCCAGAAGGTATCTCAAAGAAATCAATGCACCCAAGTCTATGTTTGGTAAAAGTATAGTTGAATACATAGGTAATGTTGATAATGTTATTGACTTAGGATGCGGTTTCGGTTATACTACAGCTGGTATGAAAGAGTTGTTTCCAAACTCAACCGTTTATGGTACAAATCTAAAAGATAGTTACCAGTATAAGATGGCAACAGAGTTGGGTGAGAAACATAATTTCAAAATCATTGAGAACCTATCACAAGTTGAAAAGCCCGGAACAAGTTTGATTTTCGCATCGGAGTACTTTGAACATTTTGATAGACCGATTGAGCATTTGATTGAGGTGCTTGAACAGAATTCACCAAAATTCATGTTGATAGCAAACACATTCAATGGAAAAGCGATTGGTCATTTCAATCAATACAAAGATGGCACCGAAGTGTATGATGGAAAACAAATAGGAAGATTGTTCGGTAAGACCCTCAGAAAATATGGATACGAAAGTGTTAACACCGCTTGCTGGAATAATAGACCAGCATTCTGGGAGAGAAAAGATAGTTGTTTTTTGGCAACATAATACTTTAGTAGTACTTGACAATTCAAGTGGGTGTGATAGAATACTTGTATGTTGTTAAGGAATGTCCATGCAGTTTACACAAGAATCTAAGTCCCAATTAGCCAAGTTGATGGCTACTGAGAACCTCACCGTTGAACACCGCAAAGTGGCTACAGCCTCTTTTAATCTTAAAGCCCGTGTTCTTACTCTCCCAATCTGGAAAGATATGTCTGGCGAAATGTATGATTTGCTGACCGGGCATGAGGTTGGTCATGCATTGGAAACACCTGAAGAAGGCTGGCACAATGCAGTTATGGGCACTGGCAAATTCAATAAGAATTTCAAAAACTTCCTGAATGTGGTTGAAGATGCCCGCATTGAGAAAAAAGTCAAACGCCGTTTTCCTGGCTTGCGCCAATCGTTTGTCAAAGCATATGGTCAACTATTAGAAAAAGACTTTTTCGGTATCAAGTACCGTGATGTAAATGCCTTGCCTTTCATTGACCGCTTGAACCTTTATACAAAAGGTGGTGTGGCATTAGGCATTAAATTTACCAGTGAAGAAGAAAAAATGTTAGCCGAAGTTGAATCGTGCGAAACATGGGAAGATGTTGTCCGTATTACCGAAGCAATTTTTGACTATTCAAAAACTGAACAAAAAGAAATTCAAGATAGTAAAATTCGCCAGTTGAATTCATTCCAAGATGATGAAGATGGCGATTATGAAATGGACATGGACGGCAATGATGCTTCTTCCGATGAAGAAGAAAATCAGGAAGATGGTCAGCCGCAAGCTGGTGAAAACGAAACCGAATCAACCGACGGTGAAGATGAAACCAAATCCAAAGGTGAATCAGATTCCGATTCGGAAGAAGCCGCAGAAGAAAAAACAGAAAAAAGCGATACTATTAACCGTGATAAAGAATCACACAATAGTACCAGTGAAGATGAAGACTTTGATCCAGTTTGTGCAACCGATGAAAAGTACCGTGAAAACGAAACTCAATTGTTGGACAAATCATGCAAAGAATATTTGTATGTGAATTTGCCAACTCCAATTTATTCTGAAATTCTTACTCCATACAAACGGGTACATGAATTGATGGAAAAGTATTGGGCTGACCGGTATGATTCATATAAAGATTCCCAAAATACTTTGCTCCGTGAATTCAAAAACCGGAATGACCGCTACATTTCTCTGCTTGCAAAAGAATTTGAAATGCGTAAAGCCGCATCAAAATATTCCAAGCAGAAAATTTCTGAGACTGGTGATATTGATGTTAACCGTATCTACAAATACCAAGTTGATGACAATATTTTTCGCAAAGCAACCTTTGTACCAAAAGGCAAATCGCATGGTTTAGTTTTGTTGCTTGACCGTTCAGGTTCAATGAGTAACAATATGGAATCATCATGGGAACAAATTTTGGTGCTGGCTATGTTCTGCCGCAAAGTGAATATTCCTTTTGTTGTGTATGGTTTTGGCAATGATGATAGTGCTTTTCAACTTGACCACGTCCGTGCAAACAATCGTTCATTCTCCGAAAACATCCACGAATTGAGTGGATCAGATGTTTTCTTGCGTGAATACTTGAATTCAAAAATGAGTGCAAGTGAATTTGCACGGTGCTCTAAAAATATCATGGCTTTGGCTTGTAGTTACGGTTATCGTGGTAATCGTAAATTTTCAACGCCTAAAACTGAGCATTTGTCAAATACTCCTATGACCGAAGCAATGATTGCATTGAAGCCGCTTGTTGAACAATTCCGCAAAGTGAACAATCTTGATATTGTGAACACGGTTATCATGCATGATGGTGATGCCGACAGAATTAATTCCGTAGTCGGTGAGCGTGTAGATTACAGAGGTCAATCTTACTCCAGTACAGTAGGTATTGCCCACGGTCAATACAATCTTGTTTTGCGTGATAATAAAAATAAATTTGAAGAATTGATGGTTGATGATGATGAATGTCCTGTGCGTAAATCAGTTTTTAATTGGTATCGCAAAACTACAGGTTCTAAGATTATTGGTTTCTTCATTGCTGGAAGTGGTGCAAGTCTCCGTGCTGGCATTGAGCGCCGTTATATCAACGAAAAAGGTGAATCATTGCGCCAAATTCATGCTGGTCATTCTAATGATTCTTACCACATGCGTAAAGAAGCGGCAAAACAACTTGCACAAATTATGAAGACTGAAAGATTCCTAGAATCTAAAAATTCTGGGTACAATAAATTCTTTATTATTCCTGGCGGCGATGACCTTGAAATTGAAAACGAAAGTTTACGTGTTGAAGGTGTAGTTACTGCTGGCAAACTAAAGAATGCATTTATGAAAATGAATAAGAAGAAACAAGTAAGCCGTGTTTTGGTAAATCGTTTCATTGGCGAGATTGCTCTGTGACATTTTTACAACACCACCTATTGACAAGGTGGTGTTTCTTTGTTATAATTGTTTTATTGATTGATTGAAATGGAGTTTATATTATGCGTACCGTGAATGTAGCCGCTCGGCAAAAGTTTATTTCCTTAGCTTTGGCTACTGGCAAAAATACTTTGAATGTTGAAGACATTTGGAGTATCTGTAATGAACATGACCTAAAATATCCACAATGGTTCACAAAAGATCCAGAAAATCGTGCTGGTCGTGGGCTATATAAACTGCCATCACAAAATGTTTCCACCGTTGACTTGGCAGCCCAAGTATTACCTATGAAGAAAACCGAAACTGCACCGCTTGCACCTGTTGCACAAAACCGAATCGCTAGTGTTTCTACCGACCTTGAGACTGAAAATCTAATTCCTCAAGTTTACAAAAATTATGTGCCGTTTGGCAACTATGAAGATTTGCTGGCTATCGTAAACAGTAAACAATTCTTCCCAATCTTTATTACTGGTCAATCTGGTAACGGCAAGACCATGTCCGTTGAACAAGCCTGTGCCAAAGCAAAACGCAAATTCGTTTGTATCTCAATGACACCCGAAACCGATGAAGGTGATTTGCTCGGCAACTTTGTTTTGATTAACGGTCAGATGGAATGGCGTGATGGTCCTGTTACTACAGCCGCACGACAAGGTGCCGTTTTGTGTATTGATGAAATTGACTACGGTGCACAAAACCTTTCCTGCTTACAACGGGTGCTAGAAGGCAAGCCTTTCATGTTGAAGAAAAAAGGTGAGATTGTATATCCAGCCGAAGGCTTTACCATTGTTGCTACAGCCAACACTAAGGGTAAAGGCTCCGAAGATGGTCGCTATATGTTCACCAACGTATTGAACGAAGCCTTCTTGGAGCGTTTTCTCAATACTTACGAACAGGAATATCCTCCTGTTGCAGTTGAGAAGAAAATCATCAAAAAAGAATTGACCACCGCTGGTCGTACCGATGATGAATTTGCCGAGAAACTTGTTACTTGGGCTGATGTTATTCGCAAAACATTCCTTGAAGGTGGTGTTGATGAAATCATCTCCACACGCCGTCTGGTACACATTTGCAAGACATACGGTGTGCATGGTGNNNTTTGACACCGATACCAAAATGTCATTCCTTGACTTGTATACCAAACTTGATGCACCAGTCAAAGAAGAAGTTCTTATCACGGAGAATGTGCCTTCATATGATGAAGAAATACCATTTTAATTGATACGTTTACCACTAAGAGTATTGACTTACTCTTGGTGGTTTGTTATAATTATGAATCTTGAGAATGACCACCTCTCAAGTGTATATCCAAAGTGTGGTTTTATTATGGAGTTTATTATGTCTAAAATGACTACTAAAGAAAAAATGCTTGCCGCTTTGAGCAAGACTGATGGTTACAACACCTTCACTACTGCCCAGGCTCGGGCACGTTTCGGCATCACCAATGTTGCCGCACGTATCAACGAATTGCGTGAAGATGGCCATGCAATTTACACCAACAGCAAAACTCTTGCTAATGGTCGTAAAATTTCCTTCTACCGCCTTGGTCAGCCAACCAAGCGCATGGTTGCAGAAGGCATCAAAGCCCTACGTGCAAAGGGTGTTAGCACTTTTGCCTAATCCTTAGGCGATTGCTAAGAAGGATGTGATATATACTTGTATCACATCCTCTTTTTTATGGATAAATTATGGAAATAAAAGTTAAAATTGAAGACTTGAAAAAGCATAAATTGTTTGTTGCAACACCAATGTATGGCGGCATGGCTCATGGCATGTATGTTAAGGCTAGTCTTGACCTACAAGCTATCATGTCCAAATATGGAGTTGAAACACGATTTTCGTTTTTGTTCAATGAATCATTAATCACACGGGCTAGAAATTATTTGGTAGATGAATTTCTCCGCTCAGATTGTACCCATCTACTCTTTATTGATTCTGATGTTCACTACAATCCACAAGATGTTGTCGCACTTCTAGCACTTGATAAAGATGTTATTGGTGGTCCTTACCCAAAGAAAGCCATCAACTGGAACAACATCGCACTAGCCGCCCGTAAACATCCAGACTTGGCACCACAAGAGTTG